GAAAAAAGGGTTATAGATTGTCTTTTGAATATGGATATACCGAAAGGGAAATAGCTAAAATAATGAGAGTGCATTATTCAACTATTAATCGTATAAAACAAAAAGCATTAAAAACCATAAAAGAATATATAGAATAAAAATATTAGTAATTATTTTACAATATTATGCAACAAATGACCTAAAAAAACACCCTTCATATATAGAGGAAGAATTACAATGAAATACGAACCTCTTATTTCTCCACACAAACAAACCGATAAAACAATCCTTCATTTACCAGTCGACAAGTTAAACCGAGAAGAAAAAGAGATACTGGAATTGTATTTTGTTGATGGGTATACAGAAAAAGAAATAGCCAAGCAATTACGTTGTAGCCAAAAATACGTTCATAATATTTATCAAGGAATACAGAAAAAAATGAGGGAAACATTTTATGGTGGCAAAGGATGCACAAGCAAGAAAATTGCTAAACATTTTGATTCTATACTTGAATTAGAAGATAAAGCAATGGAAGCAAAATTGTTTGATGATGAAATGAAACGATGGGAGCGTTACGAAAGAGATTATGGTTATTTAAATTTAGACTAATCCCAACCATCCCCAGCCAATCTTCAATCGATAATCAAAGGAAACCATGCAATTACAGGATATTAAACCTCTTACCAAGTCCGAAATAAACGAGCTTCAGGTTGACGCCGTCTTACGCAAGATGGCAGAACTTGATGAAGCCCTCTATGAGATTAACCGAGTCATGATAGAAGCCAACGAAAACTATTACCGAGCCAAACAGGTATTGGATGACGCAAAGAATCTCAAGAGCATTATTGTGGAAAGGGCGAGGAATCTAAAAGCTATTGCCAATAGTGCATAGGTGATTATAATGGCTTATTCAAAATATACTGATAAAGATAAAGAAAAAGCAATGGCTCTTTTAATAGCGAATATAAACCCGACCACTAAACACCCGAATTGGAGAAGAATAGCAAAAGAAACTGGTATATCAAGAAACACACTAAAGGCTTGGTATGACGGCAAAGACAGTGATGAGATTGAGCAATTACGAACCCTTAAAAAACAAGAGTTTATTAATAACGCATGGGAAGTTATCAATGAGGCGTTTCCTATCTTAAAAAAGAAGGTAGGGTTTGCACCTGCCAGTCAGCTATCGACCATCATAGCAACCATGTATGACAAACAGGCGCTTGCTTCAGGCGACCCCACCGAACGGACTGATGAAAAAGTTAATATCATATTCAAAGATGAGTAATGAATATAGAAGTAAAGCGAATCAAGAAATTTACCGACTTTCTCAACACGACCACCAAGCGAATCAACATCCTTTACGGCTCGGCAGGTTCAGGCAAGTCCCACCGAATGGCACAGCACTTTATCGAACGGCTCTATCGTGAGGATAACAAACGCTTCCTGGTATTGCGGAAGACCTTACCGGCACTGCGAATCACAGCCTATAAGCTGATCCTGGAGTTACTCAAGGAATATAATCTACCCTATAAGCTCAACAAAAGCGAGATGCTGGTTACCTACCGAGACAACGAGATGTTGTTCAAAAGTCTGGATGATCCGGAAAAGATTAAATCATACGAAGGCAACTATCTCTGGATTGAGGAAGCGACTGAACTTTCCCATGATGATTTTCTACAGCTCAATTTACGATTGCGGCGAAAGAACGATAAGCAGAATCAGATGTTTTTGACACTCAATCCCATATCGGCGCTTCACTGGATCAAGACAAAGTTAATAGATACTGACCGTAACGACATAGCTTTGATGCACTCGACCTATCTCGATAACAAATTTCTATCGGCTGAATATATATCAGAGCTTGAGAGCCTGAAAGAGCAGGATGAGAACTACTACAAGATTTACGCACTCGGCGAATGGGGCATCCTGAAAAATATCATCTACACCAACTGGAAGCCTGTTGATCCGAAAGAATATCCTGATGACGATGATGCTGATGAGATTATCTACGGGCTGGACTTCGGCTATAACAATCCATCGGCGCTCATTGAAATCAAGCTGAAAGACAATGTCTATTACGAGCGTGAACTTTTATACGAAACGAACCTTACCAATTCAGATTTGATTGCAAGGGCGAACGACCTGATAACTGACAAAAACCGACCCCTCTATGCTGATTCTGCCGAGAGCGACCGGATAGAGGAATTTAAGAGGGCAAACTTCAATGTCTACGGGGCTGACAAGGGCAAGGGAAGCGTGAAGGACGGAATCGACTTTGTGAAGCGACAGGATATCCGGATCACGAATGACAGCGTGAACTTAATCAAGGAAAAGCAATCCTATAAATATCGTGAAGACAAGGACGGCAACGTCATGGATGAGCCGGTCAAGTTTGCCGACCATCTCATGGATGCCGAAAGATACGCAATCAAGACCCATTCCAACGCGGTGACCCCGCAGATTGTGATTCTATGAAACTGAAACGAAGCATTGAATATGAACTGACGGAACTTGAGGTCAAGAACTACATCGATGCAAAGACCGACCAGATGCTTGACGAAATATTGAATCTGTTTCCGCTGATTGATGAGGTTGATTTATCGTTACAGATTGACTATGCGGAGGCAGAAACGACATGATTAGAGGCGATGCCATTTGAATATAATCGACACAGTAAGAAATATCGGACAGAATATTTTTAAGGGACAGGGCGGTATCAAGAATATCTTTTTATCTAACTGGCAATATAACCATGAACTCTTAACCGAAGATGACAAGACCAAACAGCTGCAGGCGTATAAAAGCTGGGTCTACATCTTTGCCAACAAGAACGCTATATCGGTTGCACAGACGCCGTTACGGCTCTATATAGCCAAGCCGGAGAAGACCAGCAAAGTTTATACACGCTCACGGATGCTGTCACCGGAAAAGAAAAAATATCTCTATGATAACGCCGGACTTGATACCTATTTACGCAAGGCAGCCGATATTGAGGAGATAGAGGAACACAGACTGCTCGACCTTTTTCACCATGTCAATCCATTTATGAACCAGTTTGAACTAAAAGAGATGACTGACTTACAGCAGGAGTTGTGTGGCAATTCGTACTGGTATATCGCTACCGACCAGATGGGTGTACCAGGTCAAATCTTTTTCGTACCGCCCGATAAGATGAAGGTCATTCCCGATAAGAAAGACTGGATACAGGGATATGTATTCAAGAACTCCACCGATGAAGTTTATTACAAGCCGAACGAAATCATTCATTTTAAATTTCCCGATCCCAAGAACGACTACTATGGACTGTCGCCGGTCATGGCACTGGCACGCACTTATAATTTAATAATTGACATGGAAATCTACCAGGATAATTTTCTCGATAACCAGGGGATTCCGTCAGGGATATTGACCAGCGATGTCAATCTTACACCGGATCAGATTAGCCAGATGAGCGAGCAATGGAATCAGAAGTACATGGGAACGAAGAAGGCAGGTAAGACTGCTATTTTAGGCGGTGGGCTAAAATATACGCCGATCACTATATCACCGAAGGATATGGGAGTCCTTGCTGATGACAAGAATGCAAAGGAAAAGCTATGTAACGCCTATGGGCAGTCACTGGGACTCTACAGCGAGAACGCTACCGAAGCCAATGCCAATATTGCTTATATGTCATTCATGAGGGATGCTATCCGTCCACGACTGCGGCGGATGGAACAGAAGATCAATGAACAGCTATGTTCTCGCTTTGATGAGAACATATTCGTGGCCTTTGACAATCCTGTTCCCGAAGACCGTGAGTACCTGCTGAAGAAGCGTGAAAGCGATTTGAAGAATTTCGTCATGAGCGTAAACGAGGCAAGGGAAGAAGAAGGCAAAGAGCCGGTCAAGTGGGGTGATGTGCCGCTTGTGCCGTTTAATATTATGCCGTTAGGAAGCAGTCCGGTAATTCCGGAAGGCTCAAACGAAAGCGAAAAGTCTATCGATGATGATTATGAGGAGAAGGTTAACAGGGCAAGAGATAAATATGCTGAATTGTTTATCAAGCGGATTGATCCGATGGAAGCCAGAATAAAGCCGGAGATAAACAAAGTTTTTGATGAACAGGAACAGGAAGCACAGCGATTATTAAGACAGTCCAAGTCTATTACTAAAAATCCCATAAATGTTATCAACTTACCCAAGACGAAAAAAGAGCTTGAACGCTGGGCGAAGATGCTGATTCCATTTTTGACCGAAGTGTTACGGATCAACGGAAATGAAATCATGACCGATTTAGGCATCACGACTGATTTTGATGTAACCAATCCCAGAGTGACAGAATGGATCCGTAATCATGGGGCTGAAATGGTGAAAAACATATCCGAAACGACAAGGGATATGCTGAAGGTCACGTTAGAGGAAGGCATAAAGAATGGTGAGAGCATACCGAAGTTGAGCAAAAGGATTGCCGATGTCTATGGACAGGCGAAGGATTACCGGACTGACCGAATAGCCAGAACTGAAACAGCCGCAGCATCCAACAAGGGAACATTAGAAGCCTACCAGCAGAGCGGAGTTGTGGAAAAGAAGGAATGGATTACCGCTATGGATGAACGGACTTGTGAGGAATGCGCCCCGATGCACGGCGAGATTGTTAATCTCAATAATAATTTCAGTTGCGGTGTTGATAATCCTCCTCTTCATGTCAATTGCCGTTGCACGATTGCAGCCGTCCTCACTAAAGGCATCCGTTCATATCAAAGTTTAATTGATGATATGGGGAGGCAATAGATTGATTGATACAGAAAGCCATTTATGGAATGTATCAAGACGTGGGGGCAGTACCCACCCTCTCCACCATACTTATTTAGATAAGTTAATGGAAGATGAGCAATTCAAAAGGATATTCAATAAGGAATATCAGAAATTGCTGGAAGATATCAAGACGAAAAGAGGTGGCTATGAATGGAATATATTACACAGCGACTGAAGCTGAAGGACGTATATCCAGATAGAGCCAGAGAGATTGCGAAGAAGTATAAGAAGAAAGCCGACGATATCGAGCTGATCCGTAAAGGGGTTACACCGAGCGAGGTGAAGGCAGCACCGGAGGAGAACGCTATCGTCAGCTATATCACGACCAAGACCAAAGACCGTGATAA